CTATCCACCAAAGCCCATTACAATTTTGCCAGAATTGGTCATCTCGCCAATCAGCCAAAATTGTAACCTTTTTTCGTACCATTTGAGGACAATTTCAATTATCCAATTGAATTTGTTTCCATATTCATGAACAGAAATCTTTTCGTACACCAGGAAAAGTTTTCCTAGCATTTTCAGCCCTATAACACTTTGATTTGCTTCAATTTATGCTTCAGAAGCTCAGTTTTGTCACCTGAAAACCTCTGCATGCTGTCGATGGCCTCCGTCACATCCTCGGGTGATGATGCCCCCGGGTCGATGCCATCACGCAACCTACACACATACAGGCTCCGAAACAAGCACACCAACTGGGTGGCTGCCTTGAATGGAGCCACATATTCCTCTGGGTCAAGCATCACGATGATGGCCTTGTCACGAGGCAGCGCCCGGAGTTGCATCAGCTGGTTGGCGTGCAGGACCTTCCCAAGCACCGCCACAGCCGAATATCCGTGCTGTATCATCTTCAGCGCATCCAACGGACCTTCAACGATAAACACTGGCCGTTTGCCAATAGATGGCCAGCCGAACAGCAGCGAACCATGGTCTGTGTCCTTCGGGTTGAGATACCTGGGCTGCTGGACGCCAGTGGCATCTCTTGCCGTGAATGATGAACCGGCCGGGCATCTGATTGGGATGACCACTCGGCCGCTGTATCTGCCGCTCTGGCAATACCCCAGCCCCCACGCCTTGACAATCCGCTGTTCAAATCCTCGCTGCTTCAGATATGATGGCATGCGCATCTTTGAACCATTCCAAGCAGGGATGAACTCTGGCGGGAGGTCCGCATGCACCATCTCATCCTCGGGCTCCGCCTCGGGTGCGGGGTGCGTTGCTTCCACTGGTTGGCAACTCTTCCTCCGCTGGAATGGCATGATCTGCTTGGCTATGGTGCGCCTGGCTTCCGCCTCGCTGATTCCTTCTGCTTCAGCCATCAACCGGACCACGCCATGGATTCCACGGCCACGCGCATCACACCGAAAACAAACAAACGCCCACTTGTCCACATTGATGTAGAAGTGCTGATCCTTCCCACAGAATGGACAGGTGGCAGTCAATTCGCCTTTGGAAGAATCAGCAACATGCCCAAGGGTATCACGCACCCATTTCTCCAAATCAAGCATCCGTTGTCACCTCGGGCTCCGCCTCGCCTTCCAACACCCTCGATTCTTTGCTTGCCTCTTTGGATTCCTCAACATCAGCTTCCCGGATGAGCATCCTGCTGAAGTCTGTTTCCAACGGTATCTTGACCCTGCTTTCCCCATCCCTGTACTTGACCAGGAACATGTCCATGCCAACGATTCTACCCTGTGGCTGGGACGTGGCCGTTGATGGCCCCACAGGCGCAATTGGGGGCGCCTCCGCCTCGGGCTCTGTGTCATCAATTGCTGATGCTCTTGTCCTTGACTTCTTTGGATTTATGGTCACCACAACATCCGCAATACGCTCCTTGTCATAGGACTCACTGGCCGCTCCTGTGCGAGTGATCTGCTTTTCCTCCCATTCCTTCCCGGCCTGAGTTGAAGTCCAGATTGGCACGCCTTCCTCTGTTGACAACCCTTTCAAATCCCAATACACATCAGCCTGTTCAAGACGCATTTGGTCATATTTGGTGTTGCCTCTGATGTGATCGGCAGAGTCGATGATGAGCAGCTGAACCCGCTTGGGCGCTCCGCCGTTCCCCTTGGCGCCATCAGCCAGTTCTGCGTTTGTTTGTTCCAGCAATTCCCGGATGGCATTCATGTCACAGCGCCTGACCGGCAGGGACACAATTTTCAGCCTATTCTCCAAGCGCCTCCGCATGCGATTGACTCGAATCGCAATTTCATCCAACTCCTGTGGCGTGAAATCATACGTTTTGAACTTGCGATGCAACATGCCGATGAACCTGGTGTCATACCTCATGGCTACCTGTGGCGCAGGCATCTCCAGCGACACGTGGAGCACGTAGTTGCCCCTGATGACGCCTTGATAACCCAGGTGGTTCAGCGTGATGCTCTTCCCTCGGCCGGTTGACCCAATGACCAGGCCCAACTCCCCGCCTTGCAACCCGTCTATGATGTTGTCCAGCCCGGCAATTCCTGTTTTGACGCACACATGCTTTTCCGGATGCATCCGCTTTTGCTTGGATTCCTCCAGCCGGTCGTTGAACTCTTCCATCCACCTGATACAATGGATGCCTCTGGTGGGGAGGGTTCCGCTTGTGCTGACTTGTCGGATCAAGCCCTCAGCCTTGTCGATGTTCCCCTTGGCCAGCTCATCAATGGATGCTTCCAGCGTTCCTTGAAGCTCAGAAAACCGGGCAAACCTCTTGACCACATCGAGGCTCGATGCCGCTGTGGTGACCTTGAGCTTGAACAGCCGCATGGCCACTTCCAGGACGGGCACCTTGTCTTCATCACGTTTGAAATCCCTGTTGGCCCTTTCGAGTAACAGTTTTGGCGTCATCCGCTCACGGTGCTTGCGCCAATTTTCACGGATGGCATCCCAAATCCACCCGTGTTGCTTGCTGACAAAGTGCTCCCCAATCAGGACGGTGTGCGCTGACCTGATGAAGTCCTCATCCTGAAGTGCCTTTGCAACAACTTGTTCCTCGAATCCAAGGTCAAATTCGCTCATGGTTTGTAGCCCATGTCTTTGTTCATGCGCCCGCGCAACTGCTCACGGAAGTCGCCTGGTTCCATCGTGATGATTCTGTATTTCCCCACAAAAATGGAAGTCAAAGTTGAACCATACAGCGCCTCCAGGGTTTTCATGTTGGCATTGGCTGCCACGAGGGTCGGAAGCGAATTGTCAAACCGCTCTTTGAGCACCCGTTCCAGCGACAACCGCATGTAGTTGTCCCCGGCCTTGGTCCGCTCCTTGGCCAGCTCATCAATGACCACAAAGTCGGAGGTCAACATGTAGTTCAGCCTTTCAGCATCCTCCGGCGAGTCAAATGAACGCTTGACCTGCCAATCAAACTTTGGCATTGATGTGTAGTACGCTGTGAACCCCTGCTCGATGGCCTGGACCAGAACATAGCACAGGAACATGGTTTTGCCCACCCCGTTGTCGCCCAACAACATCAGCCCATAGCCCTTGGCCCGCGCCCTCCTCAGCTGCTGTGTGTAGGGCAAGATGGACTCGTTGAACACGTCTGTATTGTGTTGCACCTGTTCCGTGGACACTCCCCAAAAGTCCTTTGGGATGCACGCTTCATACATCGCCACACGTCGGGCCAACCTAGCACGGCACCCGCACGCTGTATCCTTGCCGCCACAAGCAGAGCACCTGAACACGATGTCGTGTTTGGACTGGGCTGTGAATTCAGCAACTTCAGCCTCTGTTCTCATTGCGCCTCCGCCTTGGAAAACAGATTGGCAACCGCCCAATCAACCAATGGTTTCATCTTGGAGCTGATGAACATGTCGATTCCCCTGGAGATTGTTTCAGCTGCGAATTGGATTGTCAGCAGGCTCCGGTCGTCATATCGTTGAACGTCAAGGCCAGCCTCCATCAAACCCCTCCGGAGCCTCGGGTCAAGGGTTGACCTTGATGTCCCGAGGTGTTCCATGGATTCCTTGGTTGTTCCCCTCTGGAACGCATTGCTGTTGAAGTGCCCATCTTTGAATGCAGACAGCGAGGCCACAGCCTTGTCCACGTTTTGCGGCGAGGCCAGGAAGGCCATGGTTGGATAGTCCATGTCTGTGAAATCGCTCATGTGGTGGTCCCAGTAGTCTATGAGGTCAGTGGGCGTGATCCCTTTCATGATACAGAGCACACCCGCTTGGGCCACAAACCGTTCCTCTTGCGGGTGCATCTTGTACCATCTGTCTTTGCTGAACCTGTATCGGCTGTATATTCGCATGAACTCTGATTTGATTTTGGCAACCAGCTTCTGGCGTTCCCGGTCAACGGCCCGCTTCTGGAGCACCTCAATCTGCCTCGGGCGCTCCTTGGATTTTGGGTCAAAGCTGATTGTTGGCTTCAACCCTGTCTTGTCTGGTTGCAGTTCTTTCCAATTGAAAGGCTTGGGCGGAATCTTTGGCTTGGATTTGTGCTTGCGTTTTTGGGCGAGGTTCTGTTTGTGCTTGGTGATGGCTTGCTTGAGCTTTGGATTTGCCTTCTTGATCGGCTGGACGGCAGGTGCACCCACTTCCGGGATGGCTGATGGTTCAGCATCAGCTGTGTGTGTGTGCAGATGCCTGTCGCTTCGCTTCAGGCATCGTGATCCTGCTCCTGCTCCTGTTTCTGTTTCTGAACTCGTTTCTGTCTTAATTCTTAAAGCAGTTCCTTCGGAACTGCATGCACAGCCTTCTGAATTTGAATCTTCCAGGGCAGCAAACGGGTCTGAAAGTGACAACCACTTGTGGCGAATCTTGGGTGTTTCCGCTGAACTTTTCACTTTTTTCTTGCTAAACCTGTTCAAGATGGCCCCATCTTTTGCATTCAGATGTGTGGATTCCTGGTGGCCATCGTTACAATTCACAGTAAAGTTGGAAAGATTGGAGTCATTTTCTGCATTCAGTTGTGTTCTTTTCGCTCCGCTCTTTTCAAACTCGGCCATCGGCGCCCTCCAAAGCCTCGCTGAATGGACTATTCTTTCACATCACTGGTTGGGGAATCCTGGTTGACACGGTGCCCCGCCCTCCAATGCTGCTCGCCCGTGTTTCGATTCACATGGTCCGGCATCTTTGGTGCCAGTTCCAAAAATGGGCAATCGCTGCAGTGGCGGTCCAAACCATCCCTGGGCTTGCTCAGCTTCATGATGCGATCAAACCCTTCAAGCACACACAACTTCTTGAGCCCGAATTTGGTCAGACTCCTGCCAGGTCCGGAGCCGTTCTTGACAGCGCCCGGAGTGACATCCACATACTGCTTCAGGCGCAACTCCTGGATGATGTAGCCCATCCTCCCCTCGCTGAACCCCACATTCTTGGCGAACACGGCCCGGCCCACCATGTCGTCATCATCCAGGGTGTGCATGATGATCCAGACGGAAAAGGCTGAAGGGCTCAGTTCCCGATACGCCTGGGCAATGGGCACCCCGACCACACCGGAATGGGCATTTTCAACTTTCAACATTTTTGTAATCTCCAAAAAAAGAGACACGCTGGCTGGTTGACCACGAGGTAGATCAGGGACAGAATTGCCCCTGGATTCAAACTCTTGGAACCAGCGTGCCTCAAACTGTATCTGAAAAGGTCTTTCAATTCACACCTCGTGTCAACCAGGCATCGACGGTAGCCGATCTCACCTCTGAAGTCAAGTGAAATTTTATCCACCATCGGAGTCCATCAGCTTCACAACGAAAGCAGGCTCACTGCGATACACATCCAGGCGTTCCAGCGAGTGCTCCGCAAGGTATGAGTTGGTGTGATCAATGAAGTCGATGAACACCGCAACATCCTTGCCTTCAAATGGCGTCAGGTTCCGGAACCGTTGGACGGTGGCTTTGACATCCCGGCCTCCGCCTGCGTTGATGACCGTGTCCACCTCCGGGATGTCCACGCCTTCCCCGAACACTGTGCCCAACAACACTGCCACCCGACCTTCGACAAAGTCAGCAACCCTTTCCTTCCTGGTTGTTGATTTCGTGTTGCCCACCAACGCCCGGTAGGTCACACCGGAAGCCTCCAAGCCACGGGACAACTCGTCAACCTGGTCCAGCCGGTTGGTGACAATGAGCACTCGCCTTCCATTGGCCACCAACTGCCGCGCTTGGCGGAGGATGATGCCGTTGCGATGTTGGTTCATCCCGATTCCTCGGGCCACCATGGTCTTGGACCACCCGAGGTGGGAAAGGTCAGGCTCATAGACAGGGATCAATCTGATCTCCGGCCGGACCAGGTAGCCAGCTTCAATCAAGTCGCTGGTTGAAATGTCAATCCGGATTGGTCCGCAGCATGCCTTGAACCAGATGGCCCCGCGCTCCACCTCATTCTTGTCATCAAGGTACACGGTGGCTGACAATCCAACCCTGTATGGGGATTCCAAATCCATCAGGACTGCTCGCCATTCCTCGCCCCGAAGGTGGTGGCACTCATCAAAAATGGCCAGTGGATACCGCGTCAGCAGCGCCTTGTATTCTGGCGCCTTGGCCTTCCTCCGGCCTGTCAAGGTCTGAATCGAGGCCACGGTGACATCTTCCTCTTGCCACTCTTGGTCACCAATGATGCCTATTGGCCGCAGGAGCAATTCCTTCAGCGCAGCCTGGGTCTGATACAGCAACATCTGGGAGGTCACCAGGAAGATGGCCCGATGCCTCATCTGGTGGATGATACGCCCGGCAACCCGAGTCTTGCCACTTCTGGTCGGCATCTTGATGATTCCCAAGCACCGGATGGGCTTGGAGTTCACAACG